CATACCCTCTTTAGGTCGTGTAACATTTTGAAGGTTGGGACGTTTGCTGGACAACCTACCTGATTCTGTACCGTGGATACTAAAGTCCGTATACAAGCGACCATTACGTTGCTTGAGTACCATACCCTCAAAGAACGTACCGCGCTGTGTATCTAGTTCTTTGTAATCATGTAAGAGCTGAGTGAACCGCTTAACCGTAGTCGGATGAACTGCGGTACTCTCATTTTCAAAACGCCCCGCGAGTATTTCTTCGCGGACGAACTTATCTGTAGATCGCTTACCTTGCCGCTCGACTCTGGGCCTTGAGAGTTCATGCTTTAACCCCCAACTATCGTAGAGCAATTCTGTTAGCTGCTTGGGACTGTTTAGATTCAACTTCTCGAGTTTTGATACTTTACGTGCTTCTATTTTCAACTCTCGGAGTTTAGGCCAAACCTCGAATTCTAAAATGTCCATCGCTTTATCTGCATTAAACGCGATGCCGACACTTTCCATCCTTGTTAGAACTTCGGCCAGCCTGAGCAGCAACGATTTGTAAGGCTTGTCCCATACGTTGTCATTGATTGCTTCCCGTTTAAGTACCTCAAATAGAGCAAATGTTCCTGCCGTGTCTAAACCGTTGTAATGATACAAGTCTGTTAAGTCCTCGACTTCACCCGTTTTCTTGAACTGCTTGATGGAATCTGATTCATACTTGGGCCAACCTAACGTGTCTTTAAGTAGCCATTCAAGTGAATGACCGCCAACACCGCTTTCAGGATCGCCGGGTCGCTCATCTAAACACCATGAAAGCAGCATAGTATCTTCGTCTATTCGGGCTTGGATTCCGTGTCCTCTAAGAATCTTGACATCATACTTGCCGTTATGCCAGACCCACCTAACATTTTGAAGTTCGTATAGTCTACGTAGATAGCTATCGACGAATTCCTTATCTCCACACGGCACTTGCCCAAATACCACGGCTCGTCCGGGCCTGATCGAAAAACCGCAAGCTGCGAGTCTTTCATAATCAGGCGCGATTGTCTCGATATCTGAGGCAACAAGAATATTAGTTCCATCAATTTGCTCGATTATCTGATCGACCCATTGTTTGCTTTCTTCGATTGATTCCGTCCAATGAACCGTCGGAAGTTTAGGAGTCGGTAGAGGGTTGATAGCAAGTCGGAAATCACGTACCAACTCAGGAAAACTGCTATCATCACGTAGGACAACAGCCGGATTATTCGTAACCACCACACGCCTGTTTTGTATCTCATGCACGTAGCCCCTGTTTTGATAGATATTTGGGGAGCCTGTAACGGCCTGTGCTGCCTCACGACCGCAAGCGATAACCGTCCTAGCCTTACTCATTTCAGCGGCTAGACGGGGCTGACAGCAAGCCGCAGCTAGCCCGAATCCTGGCTCCGTACCGTCAGATTGACATAGCACAACATTGGTAGCTCTGACTTTATCACGACTCAATCCTTGCAACTCAAGCAAGTGATTCAATACTTTACCCGAAGGCCCACTAAATGACTTACCTTGCAATGCTTCGTGAAAGCCTGGACTACGACTAATCACCATAACTTCTGCATCAGCAGGGCCGGTCGAGTGAGCTATGGGTTTATTCGCAAATGGACATTGACCGCATAGTGCGTGTGGTGCTTTAGGATTCATGGCAATTTTAACTGGCAGTCGGTGAGTTCGTTATTCAACAGGTCGATCCGCTTGAACAACACGTCTAAGTTAGTGAGCAGACTTCTGATTTTATAGGTAAGCTGATTATTCATACGCCGCGAATAGTGAAGCTGAAACTTGAGTGCAGCGTTTTCAGCCCTCAGCCGTTTTATCGTTATTGCAGGTGGCTCACTAATATTGTTAGCAGTTGCTATAGCACAGGTAAGCACAAGTCCGACGAGTATCAATAGCATGAGCCGGACCATTTAAACCATAATCCTTCTGATTGCTAGTTCAGCTAACATTTCATCTATCTTCTTTGGCAAATGCTTAAGCTCGCCGTTATTGTCTAGCTCGTAATCAACTTCTATTCTGCTTTGTTCTGTTTCGCTGCTGTGTGGATCGGACGTGTCTGAGCTGTCACGATTTACTCTAGCAACGTAACCTTTCAAGTTATGTATTCTCTCACCTTCACCGAAGTAACGAACATCAGTAATCACAATATCGCGGTCTGCATAATAACCCCCCACAGGAAGAACCTGATCGACCCAAAAGTTATTGCCGAAAACGTCCCTATGAGATTCTGTCCCGTAACGCTGCAAGAACTCACGAACAGTGATTTCCGCTATTGATGTAAAATTACCCAACTCGTCATGAATGTTGCGAAGTGTAACAACGGCTGTATCATCGTTTTTAAGAGTTTCCCACTCGCTTGAGTTGATACCGAATAGAGCGGCAGCAGATAGCTTAAGCTTGTCAGCAAAAGCTTTGCGCTCATACCCGTATTCCTTGATGAGATACGCAGCCACAGTATCTTTGCCAGATCCTTTCAACCCACATAAACCAATTATCATATTAAGATTTCCTTACTTGATGAGTACGGCCAGAAGAAGTATAAGAAAGAAGAAAAAAAGAATTGCAAGAACCTGTTCAGCATTTGTTATGCCAAGTAATATCGCCAACCTCTCCCTTGTTTTTCTTTTCGGATAAGCTGACGATCTTCAAGAGTAGAGAGTACGTCGTCGGCTTCTCGCTTAGATAGGTGATAGTGCTTCATTATCGTAGAGCGCAGAATGCCTGGATGCTCCAAGACAACACGCACAATTTTGTCTAGCAGTTTTTCACTCGTTTTCTTGCCAGCATTCACAACCAATTCAACTGAGTAACGACCCCAATCCTGTATGTACCACGCAGCATTGGTAACGTCCTCAACCGTTATCGTTATAACAGCCTCCTGTGGGGTTTGTCTTGTGGCACCCAGGATAATTGCGACTTTCAGCAAACTACGACTAAGCCGCTCAAACGTCGGTAGTGCCAGTCCTGGCATAGAACTGTTGCTAGCCTCGCTTACCATGCGTTCCTCGAAAGTACCATAAAGCTCCCAAGCCTCGGGAGTCAAGATAGCAGAAATCCTAGCAGGCATTTCGGCGGTCTGTCCGGCAATATTTATTGTGACACTACCCCCATACATTTCTTGTAAATCCATAAAAAAATTGGCTAATCTTGCTCGCTTATCTGAACCAGCCTCAGTTGCTGGCCCTGTACGTCTGAGCTTTGTAAGCTCTGTGTCCCCGCTGACAACAAGAAATCGCGGTAAGAACCCGCTGACGACGTATTCTTCTGTGATAGCTTCATACACTCTATCTCTAACGCCTCCACCAAAGAAGATAAACGCCGGAGATTCGATGTGGATGGTTTCTTTTCTAAGGCGACGTGTATACACAGATGGTACGTCGTATAGATGAGTGAGTGTTTCTGGCATTCCTGCAAGATAATCCTTTCGGTTAATCGAGTTGAAGAAGCCAGATACCTCGTCTTTGTAAAACATGCTAACTTTGTTGGGTCGTGTGGAGAGTCCCGTAAGCAAACCTTCTGCTGAACCATCGGTTGCTATGACAACTTCGGGTTCCATCATAAGCAGAAAATCCCGTGCCATTTCCATAGCTGTAGTCTTTCGTGTGAGAGTGCTTTCTCCTAAGATAAGACCCCACAGGTTCGGAACCATCGTACCATAAGAAGTATGCAACCTCACGCTATTAGCCACAATCGAACTAAGTACGATCATGCAGGCTAGATCGTGAAACTGCACAACCGCATCAGTAGCCTCTTGTGCCCAATCTCTATATGAGTCGAGGAATGTCCCTGTGGCGGGGTTTTCTACGAGAACCGGCATAGTGAGAGGTTGCCAGTCAGAGTCGATTAAAAGTACGTTCTTCTGATGAACCTCAGCTTTGAGAACTTCACGCCAAAGATGTTCTAGTGGTCTACCGTCGCGCTCATACTTATTAGAAGGAGCAGCGTTAGCCACAACAAAAACTTCTTCCTTTGACATACCAGCTTCAAAGCCTATATGAATAATCCTCCAAAGTACCTTAGACCAATCTTCATCAGGTGCTTGCGTATAAACAGCATCAAACGCTGTTCCCTTCAAAGCACCATGATACTTGTAGAGTACGACTTGAATATCAGGCAACTCAGTGGTATTAGGCATTTCTACTGTAGTTTGCTCGCCTGGTACTTCAACCTGCGGAAGTGCCTCAAATACCAAAGACGCCACAGTAGACTGTGCAGCGTTTACTAGCATTACATCAGGACTACCCTGATACTTGAAGTTCTTGGTGAATGGTACTCGCAACAACTGCGTTAAGTCCCATCCCGATGCGTCAGCACCTACATAGTATGCGATACGCCGCGAATAATCCTCAGCTTGATAGGGTGGCAATTCTGTCGAGGCGCGCCAGATAGCTTGGTGTCGTCCCGGAGAAGTTTCAATCAAAATAGGCGGAGGAATCTTCTCAAGCTTACTATTCTCGTTAAGTGGTGCTGTATCCAAGTCCGACCACAGCAGCTTAGTGGGGAGACAATTCACTTTCTTGCGTTCTCTGTTGGAGAGTAGATTCACGCAGAAATATACGTTGTGCTTCTTTTCGACGGAGAGAATAAAGTTCTCCATCTTGTTATATTCCGAGGGCCAGGAGAAGAAACGCTGCTTAAACGAGGCTTTAGGTAGATCGGCCAAAGTTGTGGCGATACATACATAACCCTCATTACCCTCAAATAGTAGCTCAAAGAATTTTATCCTGAGTGCGCTCTTGCTCTCGGTATTTAGCGGCAACTTACTCCTTAAATAAAAAGGGGGCTGAATTAACAGCCCCCTCTTACTGGACGAACTTAAATCAGCGAGCCAGCCTCAGAACCAGCAAGTGAGCCAGCCGGCTTAACGCCCTTAACAGGGTTATTAAACTCACCCTCAACGACGTTACCCGACATATCCTTCTTCGGCTCCTTGCCAAGAACTACAACACAAGGCAGACCGACGTAATCCTCAAAATCAGGATTGAAGCTGTCGGATACGACTTCCTCTTCGGACTTACCGAGAGCAATGAAAAGCCTAGCAATCATGCCTTTCATCGTCGCAGCCTTTCCAGCATCGTAATCCTTCGGAGGGATTACAAGTGTCTGGAACACGCGGCGATTCTCGATACCTTCGGAGTTACCGTTAGCATCAGTCAACAGCTTATACTGCAACTTAATCATCGGCGTACCGGCAGGCATCTTACCTGTGCCACTAGTGTTCTTCACAGCATCCATCGTCATCTCGAAAACTTCGGCATTATACCTACCAGGGTCTACTGCATCGAAACCCTTGATATTGGCATCACCGAGATTAAGCGGGCCTGCTTCGGACATTTGACTCTCTCCTTTTTACAGTTTGGACACCTATTCGTGTTCTACTAGAATGCTACCTTGATTTGGAAAAGCCTCACCGATTGCTGTTACTGCTTGCTGCTCGGTATCAGCTTCATCCTCAAGCAAGATATTATCGTCGGCATCGAAAGCTGTCCAATGCCATTTACCACTGTCGTCTTGTTCTACTACTGCGCGATCCATCATTGATTACCCTCAGAGTTAGAGATAAGATCCCAAATCATGGGCATATTGGGATTCTCAACAACGTCGCCTAGAGAGGAAGTTCTGTCTTTAGCGACGACTCTACGTGTACCTTGCGTCTGTAGGTATCTATGAATCACCCCCTCTTTATTCTCAGAATACATATACCCGACGATATCCATAAAGCCGGGAACTTCTCTACCAAGCTTACCTGCGAAGCCTGGAAAATATTTGGTAGGCTGACCTTCCTCAGACAAAACCCCTACGTGTGCCGTATACAAAACATGACACGGAAGATCACGAAATGCGCGAACAATGAGTCTAACGTGATTGCGTACTTTACCCCACTCACGCGGGCTAGGTACGTCAATATCCACTTTGTCCGGCAGACGATTGTAAGCCTCTTTCATCACTGTTCGCATATCAAGATCGGCAAGCTCCGTAAGCGAATCAATGATGAGAGTCTTGTAGAGAATGCCGTCGTTCTCGATACTATGATAAAGTTTGTTGTATAGACTTTCAATCTCGTTCATGCTACGTACCGTAACCACGTCAATATCGTGCTTGTCTCTGATCGTGGCTAGACCACCTTCAACGTCCACAAACAAGACAGGACGCATACGTTCATCATCATCGGCAGTACCACCAAGATACGTTTTACCGACACCCGCCTCACCATACACAAGAGCGTTGATCCAATCAACTACTTCCGCAGGTGGCTTAACCTGCAAACTCTCGCGTAGTGTTTGGTTATTGTCCGTTGACTCTGCTGTTGTTGTTGCTGTTTGAATTGCCATACTTCGCTCCTAAGTAGAATACAAGTACCCATCCTAATACTAGTCCGTAATAGAATCCTAGAATAAGAATTACCCACGGCCAACTCATACGTCATACTCAATTGCCACTAGCAAATCGTTAAGTTCCCTAAGTGCGTGAATCATGCAACGTGGGATACCTTCGATTTTGCAGTATGTTGGAGAATTACAACCTCTACACGCACAACGCATTTCCCTCTCAAACCACCTTAACGGGCCAAACTGTTCACTTATCGGAAAGCTGTGCCCTGTGGCGGTTTTACTTAGAAGCCCCGCAATTTCATTGGGGCTAAGCGGCATCGTCGCGTTCAAACCACAACAGACAAGTTTCTGCATCTACTACATAGATATTAACTAGAAACCAA